CAGCCAAGCGTAAGCCACAGTATTTTGGTGGGCTTGGCAGAGGAAATGGAGGTGAGCATGAATAAATATTGGCACAAAGTGAAATATTATTACCTTACGCATGATGGCATTGAAATGTTCGTGTTCTTTTGCATTTTTTTATTTTTAGGCTGGGCAGGTTATCATGCCATAGCTGGTATCATAGAAAGGATAATAGGATGAATAGCATAACAGTAGTGCTTGCCTGTTTAGGCACAATCAATGCGTATACCGTAGAACTAGAGGTGTGGTCTGGCCATGCTTGGATGTCGCAGTGCCACTATGAATCTACCATACGTAGTTTTGAGTATCCAGAACAGCAATGCTTTTGCATAGAAAGGAGTGATGACGATGGAATGGATGATAACTGAGTATGACGAGTTACACGAATGGCTTATGGATTGTCCAGTTAAATGGGATTTAATTGAAGATAAAGAAAACAAGGGTCAAAGAATTGTACAAGCTAGATTTTATGCCATTGACTATGACCCAAATGAGGGCTATAATTACAGCACATAATAAACATGAAAGGAGTGACGACAATGTATATAGATCCAATATATCCAGACAAGGCCAGTGATAAACGACTGCTGCACGTGGCAGACGAGAGGCGTAGGCTGATGCGTGAACATGGTGACCTAATATTTGAAGGTGCAGACCAAGCCCTGATAGATGCTAAGTGGAGAGAATACATGGCTATGAGACAATTAGACAAAGAGGGTGTCACTTTAGTTACCAAGTTTTGAGAGGAGTGGAGATGGAAGCAGTGCTAATTATATTTATTGTTGCACCCATACTGGCAGCAATTATTTTGTAGACAAATATTTTTTTGTGTGGTACAACTCACACAAGATAATCGTCAGTTGACATGAAAGGAGACAATAGAATGAATATAACACATGAAGAGAGACTTGAATTTCTCAATGCTCGTAATGACTTACGCAGCACTCTTGATACATTACTAGAGTGTCAAGATGTGTGGTTGTCTGATGTGAGCAAACTAGAAAAACTTGATAGCTTAATGTGTAAAGTGTTAAAATTTGCACCACGAGAAGATGATAATGGCAAGCAACTATATTATGCAGATTGGGTGCTTGCTGATGATAACAACGAGAAAGGAGAATAGATATGCCATTAGATTTTTTACCAGAGAACCTTGACTTTGACCCAGTGTTTGAGCCTACCAAGGTGAGAGACAAGAAGTATGTCATCAACAGTAGCACTGGTGAATACATTGGTGTGGTGGGTGACACGTTCAACTGTGCCAGCCATGATGCTTTTTTCACTGGTGTAGTGGACACTATCACAGAAAATCTCAGTTATGTAGCTAGAGATGGCATGACCACAAAATGGAATGTCGCACGTCAAAATGCATGGGCTATGCTTGACATGACCCTGCCCAATGTGACTGCTCGTATTGAGACAGACAAACACAGCACCACCATCGCACAGCGTATCATTGCCTTGCATGGTATTGATGGTAGCTGTTCCAACCAGACATACTTTGGTGCTATAGATTTCTTCTGCACCAACGGTATGATTCGTGGTGAGCATGACAAGGTAAGGCGTAAGAACTCTGCTAATTTTAGCATGGCTAGATTTATTCGTGACCTGCGTGAATCTACGCAGTCATTCTATGCGCAGTCAAAGCGTCTACAAAGCTGGGCTAACAAGCCATTGTATATTGGTGACGTTAAGTCTATGCTTGAGACTTTGCTCAAGTCGGATCGCACTTCAGAAAAGATGCTTAACTTGTACAACCAAGAGGCATCAGTTCGTGGTCAGAATGTCTGGGCTTTGTACTCTGCGTTCACTAACTATGCAAGCTATGCTGATGATCGCAATGGTTTTACCCTGCGCAACACTGGCAAGGATACTAACGCAGTGTCTATGTTCCAGCGTGAGAGCAAGGTGTCCCAATGGATTGACAGCAAGCCATTCAAAGAGTTGATTGCAGCATGAAGACGGTAAAACATCTTGTGGATAAGTACTATAATTCCAATGATTTCAAGATGTTACGAAGCAGAACTAAGAAAGACTATCAATATTTTCTTAGTGTAATGCTGGATGATTTTGGCTCTGTGAATTTTTGTGAACTCACAAGCAAGCAAGCCAAACACGCATATGAAGGTTGGGTTGTGCGAGGCATCAGTCTCGCCAACCACGTCTGCACTGTATCATCCATCGTGTTTCGTTACGCTATTGAAATGGAATACACGCACATTAATCCATTTGCAAACATCAAACGTAAAACACCACCACAACGAAAGGTAGTGTGGACGGATGAAGATGTGTGTCAATTTCTTGACACTGCTTATTCTAAGTTTGAATGGCGCAGTATCGGATTGATAGTTCACATGGCATACGAATGGTGTCAACGTCTAGGTGACATGCGTATGTTGACATGGGATAATATAGATTTTGAAGAGCGTAAGCTGCATCTTCAGCAGTCTAAGCGTAGGGCAGAGGTAACTTTACCTATACAAGATGATCTGCTTGAGATGCTAACACAACAGGAGCAAGAGTTTGGTTTTCAACAGTACGTTGCGCCCCGAATAAAGCCCGTACACGGCGTCTACCATCCCTATGGTATAGATAGACTAGGCCAAGCTGGAAGGCTTGTCATGCGCGAAGCTGGGCTGTCTGATGAACTACGCCTGATGGATTTACGCAGGACAGGTACAACACAAATGGTTGAAGCTGGTGTTCCTATGGGACAAATCATGTCGGTTACAGGACACAGTAACCCACAGTCAGTAAAACCATACATGAAAAATACGTATGCAAGTGCAAATAATGCGTTGACAGCACGTAAAATACATGGTAAAAGCAATTAACTGCCAACAAGGAGAGTGTATATAATGAATAATATATATAACATTATAACTGATTTAGATTTGTCTAATGGACAAACTAAAAGAATGGATTGTCCTAATTGTGGTGGTAAGAATACTTTTACTGTGACTAATAATCTTGGTAGTCTTGTATGGAACTGCTACAAAGTATCTTGTAATGTTCGTGGTGGTAATCGTGTGCATTTAACTGTAGATGATATACGTGCTAGTATGGGTAATGCGCAGCAGTTTGCTGAAGAAGAATTTAAATTGCCTGATTACATTGTACCACATGGAAAAACAAATGATGTGTTACAGTTTTGTTGTAGCTATCAGCTTGACCCAGATGAGTTGGGTGTGTTGTATGATGTGAAAGAAGATAGGGTTGTGTTCCCCATATCACACAACGGTAGACTTGTAGATGCTATAGGGCGAGCATTGGGCAAGCGTTTACCAAAATGGAAAAGATATGGAAAAAGTGGCTTGCCATATGTGTATGGTTGTGGTAAAGTCGCAGTAGTTGTTGAGGACTGTGTGAGTGCAGCCGTTGTTGGTTACGGTTCCTTTGTCGGGGTTGCGCTTCTTGGCACCTCTTTACAGGAAGTGCATAAAGGGTATCTTGCACAGTTCTCAACAGCAGTCATAGCGTTAGACCCCGATGCACTACCTAAGACGCTACAGATGGCTAAAGAATTACGTGGTCATGTAAACGATGTTCGTGTACTACGTTTGAATGATGATCTTAAATATCGTAACCCGACAGATATGGAGAAGCTAAATGGAATTATCAATAATTAGAAGTCTGATGGACAAGTCATTCTACGATGACCATCGTGGTAGCAAATGCCCACCACGTTTGTTCAGCAAAGATGCACGTAAGATTAAAGAAGCTATTGACACAGCTATGGACAGGTACGAGCGCACTGTCACACCCGATGAGGTTGAGGCTCTGTTTATGTCTAACAATCCTACGCTAACCACTGCACAGAAGCAGGGCTATGCATCTATGTTTGCTACGATCAAACGTGAGGAGCCAATGGGTAGTGATGTAGCACAAGAGGTGTTATCAAAACTATTCCAGCAGGTTGTGGGCGAGGATGTTGCCAACATAGGATTTGATATGGTCAATGGTGATGCGTCTACGCTAGAGCGTTTGCGTAATCTACTTGAGCAGTATGGTGATGACTTCATACCCAACATGAATATTGAGTGGGAAGATATCAGCATTGAAAGCATCATGGCTGCAGCAGAGCTTGAGGCCAAGTGGAAGTTTAACATACCATCTGTCGTGCGTAAGATAGAGGGTGTGAGTGGTGGACACTTGATTGAGGTAGGTGCTAGACCCAATGTGGGCAAGACATCTTTTCATGCCAGCTTGATCGCTGCTCCGGGTGGATTTGCACATCAGGGTGCGCAGTGCATTATCTTGTGTAACGAAGAGTCTGGCAAGCGTGTGGCAGAGAGATATCTTAATGCTGCGTCAGGCATGTCACGCCATGAGATAAGCAAGGACTTTGCCAAAGCATCTGCTAAGTATTACCCTATATCACAAAACATTCGTATCAAAGAATGTCAGGGTAGGGATATGGCTTGGGTTGAATCTATTTGCAAGTCTTATAATCCTGATATACTTGTATTAGATATGGGTGATAAGTTTAGTGCAGGTGGCAACTATTCAAGGCCAGATGAAGCACTCAAGGCTTGTGCTATATATGCAAGGCAGATTGCTAAGACCTATGACTGTGCTGTGTTCTATATGTCACAGCTATCTGCAGATGCAGAGGGTCGGGCGCAATTGAACCAGAGCATGATGGAAGGTAGTCGCACTGGTAAAGCAGCAGAGGCAGACTTAATGATATTGATTGGTAAGTCTCCATCTGTTGAGGGGCAGGAAGAAGAAAGCCCACTGCGACATGTCAACATTGTTAAGAATAAGCTCAATGGCTGGCATGGCATGGTTAACTGTGAACTTAACTACCTTAACGCGAGGTATGAAGGTTGAGTCAGTTAGATTTCTTCAACGATAACACTATTGAAGATCTATGTGAGGACGGTCTTGTCTGCATAAAGTGTGACATAAGACAACCAATACAGAACTTTCAACAGATGTCATATACAAAAACAGGTGATGCAGAAATAAAAAGAACTTGTAAGTCATGCCAGAAAGGACATAGGCAAGTCATAGCAGAACTTAGAAAGACAAATGTATATCCTCAAGAGGCAAGCTATCAGTGTCCAATCTGTACACGTACAATAGATGAGGTAAATAAGTATGGACAAAAGTTATTAGGAACTTGGGTACTAGATCATTGTCACGATACTAATACGTTTCGTGGGTACATATGTAAACATTGCAACGATGGACTAGGTGGGTTTCGTGATGACTTGACAACAGTTAAAAATGCTGTTAAGTATCTTGAAGAACATAAGGAGAAATTAAATGAAACTGACACTTGATATAGAAAATACTGTCACAAAGCGTGATGGCAAGATGCATCTTGATCCCTTTGAGCCAGAGAACTCACTGACTATGATCGGTGTGTTGACTGACCAAGGTGTGGAGAGACACTTTCCATTTGACCATTGTGACGTACCCAACCAGCAGGACTACTACGAGCGTGTGCAGTGGTATCTAGACGAAGCTACTATACTTATCTGCCACAACGCTGCATACGATTTGATGTGGTTGTGGGAGTCAGGCTTCAAGTATGATGGCCCTGTGTTTGACACGATGCTTGCAGAGTATGTGCTGCAGCGTGGTATTAAAGAGCCGTTGTCTCTTGAGGCATGTGCAGAGCGTTACGATTTAGATACTAAAAAACAGGATACTCTAAAAGAATATTTTAAGAAGGGTCTTAGCACTCGCGACATACCATACAACGAATTGTGTGAGTACCTGTCTGCTGACCTTAATGCTACGCAGCAGTTGTGTGATAAACAAGTAAGGCGTTTGCATAGTTGTGATGATGCTGGGCTGTTGAATACTGTAGTCCTAACTAATGAGGTGGCTGTGTGTCTTGCACGTATCTATCAGCGTGGTTTCACTGTTGACAAGAACGCACTAGAAACTGTGCGTGAAGAATTTGAACAAGAAAAGAAGCAACTAATAGATGACCTACAAGCCCATGTTCGCAGGCTAATGGGAGATACCCCAATAAATCTAAACAGCCCAGAGCAATTGTCTTGGGTAATATATAGTCGTAAGGTTAAAGACAAACAGCATTGGATTAATGCTATTGATCCATACATGGACGACAAAGACTTTCGTAGATTAATTAAAAAGGATACAGATCGTTTGTATAAAACAAGTGCTGAACAGTGTGTCACTTGTAAAGGAACAGGATACATTAGAAAAACTAAAAAGAATGGTATGCCATTTGCTAGGGATAGCAGGTGTCCACACTGTGATGGTGCTGGCTACCATCTACTTTCGTGTGAAGATGTAGCTGGCTTAAAGTTCAAGCCACCATCACCGAAGTGGTCAAGTGCAAATGGGTTTAGCACATCTAAACAAAACCTAGAGATATTAGAGTCTGCTGCGAAGCAACACGGTATGGATGATGCTGTTGACTTCTTGTACAAGGTACGTAGACTATCTGCTGTAGATACATATCTATCCTCTTTTATTGAGGGTATCCAGATGTATACTAAGCAGGATGGTAAGCTACATGTGCGTCTATTGCAGCATCGTACAGCCACTGGACGTTTCTCTGGTGCAGAACCTAATATGCAGAACATGCCTCGTGGCGGCACGTTTCCTGTTAAGAAAGTATTTGTGTCACGATTTGCTGGTGGCAAGATTATGGAAGCTGACTTTGCACAGCTTGAGTTTAGAACTGCTGCCTATTTATCACAGGACAAGGTTGCAATAAATGAAGTATCTACTGGATTTGATGTACACTCATATACCGCTAAAGTTATTACCGATGCTGGTCAACCTACGGATCGCCAGACTGCGAAGGCTCACACGTTTGCACCGCTTTATGGCGCAACGGGCTTTGGGAGAACGCCAGCGGAAGCAGAGTATTACACACACTTTACACAAAAGTACAGAGGAGTCGCAGAATGGCACTCCCGACTGGCTAAAGAGGCTATAGAGACACGAAAGATTACAACGCCAAGTGGCAGGGAGTTTTCATTTCCTGACGTTGTGCGTAAAGTAACTGGTCGTGTGTCACACTTTACACAAATAAAGAACTACCCTGTTCAGTCATTTGCCACAGCAGACATAGTGCCTATCGCTTTGCTGCACATAGATGACTTGCTACAGGACATGAAATCGTGTATAGTAAATACAGTGCATGATAGTATTGTTATTGATGTACATCCTGACGAAGAGTCACAGGTAATCAATGTGATAGACGAAACTAATAAAGCATTGCCTTATCTAATTACCCAGCGTTGGGGTGTAGAATTTAATGTTCCTCTACTTTTAGAGGCAAAAATTGGTCCGAATTGGCTTGACACGAAGGACATAACCTGATATAACTATGCATCTTACAATTGAAAGGAGTAAATATATGAGTGAACTTACTACAATAAATACTAATAACTTTGCTGAAATGGCTAAAGCTATGGGTATGGCTAATGATACTACTGCTAAGAAAGGTATGTTCCTATCTAGGCTACGTATACAGCATAAAGCTATTCTTGGTGCTGAATCTATTTTAGTTAAAGCTGGTACATACAAGTTAGAAATACCAGATGGGCCTACACACTACGCAGAGTCTGCTGTTATTCGTCCCTTCCTGCAACGCTATATGTATAAGAAGTTTGTTATGGGGCAGGGTGGCTCACCCAATCGTTATGTTAAAACTGTTATGGCTGATAACCTAAACATTGACTTGAAGGATGACGATGGTGGATTTAACTGTGGCAAACCTGCTGGTTGGATACAAGACTACAACGCCTTGCCTCAAAAGGATAAGGACTTAATTAAATCTATTAAGCGCGTACGTGTAGTCTTTGGTGCTATTCATTTAGTAAATCCTAAAGATGAGAATGGTAAACCTGTAGAAGAGACTACTAGCAACTTTATTTGGGAAGTAGAAAATAAAGAAGCATTTAAGACTGTTGGTGGTATCTTTACACAGCTTGGTAAGATGAAGCGTCTACCACCACAGCATAATGTAACTCTTAATACTGAGTTGCGTAAGATCCCAAGTGGTAATGACTACTATGTGCCATCACCATCTTTAGACATTACTAATTCTATTGAGATCACCGATGAAGATCAGCTTTTGTTTGGTGAGTTCATGGGTTGGTTACAGAACTATAATGAGTATATTATCAACAAATGGGCAGAGAAATCTTCACAGGTAGAAGATGATGAAGACTTTGACATGCAGTTAAATGACATCATTGACATTGAAGAAGATGAGGTAGCCTAATGAATCACCCTGCTGAACTGGCGTTACATCAATACATGGAAAACGCTGTAAAAGGTAAGTCATCTATGGCTGACGATACCATAAAACAAGTAGCGTCTGACGTGGCCTTCGCACTCAAACGTCAGTTCGGTGGGGGGAGCAAGCGTGACAAGTTTGGTCTGCGTATGTCTAATGTAGGTAGACCAACTTGCCAACTNTGGTATGACAAGAATAAACCAGAGGCAGCTATACCTCNACCAACTACATTTGTTATGAACATGATGCTTGGCGATATCGTTGAAGCAGTGTTTAAAGCTATACTAAAAGAAGCAGGAGTTAAATATGAAGACACGGATAAAGTTTCTCTTGACCTTGGTGACGATAGCGTTTCTGGTAGTTATGACCTCATCATTGATGGTGCAGTTGATGATATTAAATCAGCTTCAGACTGGTCATACAGAAACAAGTTTGAATCCTATGACAGTCTTGCCAGCGGTGAT